CTCAAAAACTCGTTCCGAGTCTTCGGTTAGTTCCTCTCGGCCAAAGCGACATAGGGGCCTCGAGTCGTGCTCGAAACCGCCGGCGTCAAGGCCGATCTCCACCACGGCATGCCACCATTGGCCATCCAGAACTTGAAGGTTCGCTCGTTGTTCTCGAATCGAACGTGGATCGATTCCGCGCTCAACATCCCGTGGAGCGTCCCGATCAGGTACTCGTTCCAGTTGACACAGAAGATGTCGCCCACGGCGCCGATGGATTGGCAGTAGTCGCTGAAGTAAATGGGCCGCCCCATCAGCGTGTCAGGCACATCGATCCCGCGTCCGGGTTGGAACAGGAACACGTCGGAGTTGTCGCCCGGCAGGCGGCACTCGGCCAGTTGCGGGATCGTGTCTGGATTGGCGACCCAGACGCATTGCCCGTATCGCCAAGCGCGGGAACGCATCTCGACGATGTTCGCGCCGATGATGGTGTCGGTCGTTTGGCTTCCGCTTTCGGCCACCGAGATCAGGGCGGGCGAGTTGAGGATGCCGAGGAATTCGCCGACGCCGGTCCCGTTGAGCATCTCGTTGATGAGCTTCGCGTTGAATTCGTCTTGAAACCCCTGCTGGATCAGCGCGATCCATGACAGCGGAGACGAACGCAAAAGAAGCTCGGAGGCATAAGTCAGCCCGACGAGCTCATGGGCCCGGAGATGAATTTTTTCGATCTCCATCCGGCTGGAGGTGATGGATTCGGTATCGGCGTGACGCGAAACGGTGAGACCGCCCGAAACGCTCGAACTGTGATTCTTGTCCACCTTGGCCGGAATCTGGACTTCGAGCGTTTGCATGGGGATTTGAGTCGCCATGCCGATGAAGCTTCCCTCCTCGAGCCCTGCCATCTTGAGCGAGGCGAGGAAGCTAGGCGGGACGGAATACCCGCCATAAGGATCGGCCAGCGTGTTCTGCTCGTCCGAGCCGGCTGTTGCCCCAACGGCGGGGACGTTCCGGACTTCGAGAGCTTTGAGCCTCTGGTCGGTTCTGCCAAAACGATAAGAATTCATGACCGCTGCGAAATATTCCGCGTGGTCCTTGAATCCGCGTTTCGGGTCGTCCTCGAAGTTGTCTTTGACTTCGACTCGGTGGAAGATCTTTTTCTGCTCCTCCGTGGGCTCGTTGAGGTCTTTGACCGCTGGAGCCGTGCGCATCTGCTCGCGCAGCTTGGTGAGCGTCGCGATTTCCTTGTCGAGCGCCTCGAGCTCGGGCGAGATTGCTTTCAGGCGAGCGGTTTGCTCTGTGGTGGGCTCTTCCACGGCCCCGAGCTCTTCCGCCTCGGTTACGAGGTCGGCCCTGGCCGCGATGAGCTGATCTAGTCTCTTCATTTGCTCCAACCTCCTGTCGCTTGGTGCCAAGAGGATGGAGCATAGAAAAAGCGCGTGTGTCCGCTTGGCACCATGAAATATCATTCATGGTCCTAAGCGATCACACGCGCTCTGCCAGCCGTGAGTGTCTCGCTTGTTACCTACTGGCTGTTCCGGCGCTACATGGCCCGGCAGCATTGCCAGCAAGCCTCAAGTCTCTTTTAGCCTATTCCCAAGTTTCCCTTTTTGTCAAGTATTTTCCTTTGGCACAAACATTGAACAGATATCTGGTCGTTGTTGAGAATGCGGCGCTCGAGCATCAGGTATTCCCAATTTTGATCAAAGGGATAGTCGCAAAAGTCCGTGACCCTCGTCAGCCGGTTAGAGCTGTAGAAGACTCCGCCCGGAATAAGCCGCGATTGGATGAGGTCGAAATATCGCCCAACTTCCGCCGGTTCCATCTCGCCGAATCCATTGATGTTGACGACCAGATCGACTTCGGGCCAGTCCGCGTTGCGGGTGAGGCATTCAAGCTTATCTCTTTTCACATAATGCTTCTGGATGGCGTGCATCTGCGGGGCATCTACGATGAAATAGCGGCCGCAACCATAATGCTCGAGGACGATTCGGGCGAGGCACCCGAAGCCGGCGCCGACCTCGAGCGCGGTGAACTTCTCTATCGGTTTCCATCGGGAGAATATCTGGTGCGCGTGCCAGGCTTGGCGAAGCGAATCGGCGGTACAGAAAACGCCATCCACCATGCGTCCTATTGGCTTGCCGTCCCTTTTGTCGGCCCAGGTTTGAGGTGGGACGTGATGGTCACGGCATAACTGCAGGAACTTCTTAAATTTAATCTGCCGCGTGATGATGCCGTGCATCAAGGACTTGTCGCGCCGCCAGGCGGAAGACCAGTCGAGCGTGGGGACAATCAAGCCTTTTTCGGCCCAACGTGCTGGCCAATCCTCAGGATTCACCGCTCGTTTTTCCGCTTGATGAACTCGAAATAAGCCGCTGCGTGCTCGTGCTTGTTGTCGTGCTCGGTGGGCGGCGGGAAGGTAACCGTCTCGGATGGCACCACAACCCGCGTGCTCTTGCTCCGGCCAGCGAGCCGGTAGAGGGTATCTTCCATCGTCCCGATCCGGTCGATGAGCCCCGCGCTCTTGGCTTCTTTCGCTGTCAGCACCCGGCCCTGGCCGTAGGATTCGCCCTTGACTTCGGAAACGGCGACGCCGCGCCCACGGGCCACGGATTTCACGAACTGGTCGTAAGCCTGGTCCACAATGTTCTGAAGATACTTCCGACCCTCGTCCTCGAGCGGTTCGAGCTCGGAGCCAAGCGCCTTATCCTTCCCCGCCGTGATGGTCGTGAACTTGACGCCCTTTTCGTCCCAGAATTTCGACTCATCGGCATGCACTAGGATCGTCCCGATGGAGCCGACATAGCCGGAGGGAGATGCGACCACTTCCGACGCCTGCGCCCCAAGGAAGTATGCCGCGGACGCCATCAGCGTGTTAGCCTGCGCGACGATGGGCTTTTGGCCCCTGGCCTTATAGATCTCGTCGGCGGCTTCCTGAAGCCCCGCGGTTGAGCCGCCAGGGGAGTCCATGTCGAGCACGATCGCCTTGATGGAGTCGTCTTCGACGAAGCCCCGCAGTTGATTCGTGAACCGCTGGAGCGACGTTCCGCCGCTGATTTCCTCGAGCGAGCCCATCCGGTGCGTGATGGTTCCGAGCACCGGGATCACGCCAATGTCGCCCTCTTGCTTCGGCTCCGTCTTCCGCCCACCGTTGCCGATTGCCGCACGGATCTCTTCCGGGTGGAGCTTCCCTCCGTTCGCCTGGATCTCGATGAATCCAAGGATCGCGTCGAGCTTTGACGGAAGGATCGCCCACGGGTGATCCATAATCGCCTGAATGATTCGCTGGTATCTCATGATTCTTCCCCTAGCGCCAATCGCATCAGCGCGTCTTTTTTCCCCGACCATTGCTCCACCACTCCGATCCCACCCTCAATGAGCTCGGCGGCGTTTGTGTCGCAATATCCACGCACTTCCTTGGGCGGCAATCTGAGCGCGTCCGAGACGTAGACAAGATGTTTCTCGTAGAAGGCATCCACCCACTTCTCCCATGCTTCCGCGTCGCCGGCGTGCCGCGTCGCCCATCTCGTCACCGTCGCGATCTCTTTGGCGATAATCCGGTCGCATGTCGCCGAGATGATCTCCCGGGCCCGCCCGTTCTCTTGCGGCGGCGGCTCCGGTTGTGGCTCTGGTTCTGGTTGTGGCTCGGGCTGGTTCGCCAGCTCTTCGGCCTGCGATTGCGTCGCCATATTCATTGGGATTAGAAACTCATCGAGCCCGTCTACGGTGTTCATGTTGAGCTTCTGGCGTACCTCGTTCCGGCTCATCCACCCATTTTGAACGGCGATGGCGAATGCTTCATTTTTCGACTTGATGTCGGCCTGAAGAAGCCCCTCCCGCATGAATTCGCAGAAAAAGCGGCGGGGTTGGAGCACAAGATCGCGGTTGCAGGTTTGCTCCCACCGAATGAGCCAAGGGTCGAGCGTATCCGTCAAATGCTCGATGCTTTGGTGCTCGATGTTCGAAAAGGTTGCTCTCGACAAGTCGTTAACTTTGTGCGGTTTCACTAAAAACCACCGGGCGATGTCCGCCACCTGATGATCCCGGCTCTCGAGAAATTGAGAATCCTCGTTGCTCAGGCTCAAGACGTGCGCTTTCATTCCCATCTTGAGGATCGCCGGCTTGTGGGCGTTCGCGAGCCCGCCATAGGTCTCCATCCATGCCTTTTGGATGGCATCGTCCACATCCTTCGAATCCGTTTTGTGGTCCATCTCGAGGGCCACGCGAGGCGTCGCGTTTTGTTTGAAAAAAAGCGCCCCGTAGGATTCCATGGCCAGCGCCAATCCGATCCCCTGAGCCGCCAGCGAGATCACAGAAATACCCGTCATGCCGTCCATCGATGGCCCGCAAAGATGGAAGATCTCGTCCTGCATGAAGCGGATCGGGTCACCGTCGGTTGGATTGAAGATATATCGGAGCGCTCCGTTCGCCAGCCGTTCGACTGTCATCAGGTCCGGGTGCAGGGGAATCAGCTCGAGACCTCGGCGCGACGGCCTCTTGATAGCGTAGGCGTTTCCCCGAAGCAAGATGTGAATCGTCATCATCTCGCGGAACTGATAGCTCGTCTGCCAAGAATTCGGCTTGTCGTGCAAAATGTCGTAAAGCGGGTTTTGCGGGGCCGGCCGCTTTCCGTCGTCCGTGCGCTCGAACACCATCAACGGCAACCCCGCGACCTGTTGCGATATCAGGCGGACGCACGCCCAGACGACGGAATATCTTAGCGACAAATCGGGCGTCACGTTGATGCCCGTGTCCGTAAACGTGGATGGGTCGGTGTACCACCATTGGTCGTATGGAGCCCGCTTGTTGGCGGCGGCGCTCGGGCGCGGATCGTAAATTCTGCTCAAGATTCCCATTGGCCTACTTCCTCGGGAATAGCGATATGTACAGCAAGATGGAACCTGCCGCTATCAACCCCCATTCGAGAGCAATCGAGCCGAGCCCGATTGACACAAGACAAAGGCCCGCAACGAAGGCAAGGTCTCGCGGGCCATCTTTCCGGAGCCAGTTACGCACCGGCGATGAGGTCGCTTGCATCTGTGATAATTTCCTCCCTCTCTTCGCGCTGGTGGTGAATCCAGCCCTTGAGCGCCATCGCGAGAGCAACCATACCGTCAACCTTTTCGGTGGACTTCGCCTTGTCGATCTTGATGTGCGCCTCGGAATCGGTCCGGATCTCGACGTTATTGTTCATCCATCGCAGAACCGGGTGATCGTTGTGGCGGAGATTTTTCGAGGCAACCAGCTCCTCGATCTTTCGCGTCGGCTCGTGCATATTGCGGGCATACTGGAGACACTTGACCATGAATTCTTCGGAGCCCGTCGCGTCCTCGAGCTCGAGCGATATCTTCGTTGCCTCTGCGGGGTCGTACCAGACTTGCGCCAGGTCGTAGCTATCACGGAGGTCGAGGATCTTTTGTTTGATGAAATCCTGGTCGGTGGTCGGCCGCGGAGTCGTCAGGATGTAGCCTTTGTCTACCCAGAATTGATACGAGGTTTTGTCCTTCTTGTCGCGCCTCTGGACGCTCGGTTCGGGTATCCAAAAGTATGGATAAATATCGTAGAATTCTCCGTCCTCATCTTCGCCCCGGAAAGCCAGGACAAGCGCCGCGATATCTGATGTGTGCCCCAAGTCTAGCCCGGCGTAGCATCGCTCCCCCACAAGCGATGCCAGAGGCCGGGCCGGGCGGCAAGAAGACCACTTCTCCGCCGGTATCCACACAGAATGCTGCTCCACCCAGAAATTGAGCCGGTAGCGTAAGAAGTCGTTCAACTTCGACGGCATTTGCGATGCTTC